GGCAGCCAGCGACTACCCCCTGCGGCAACCCCGGCGCCAGGCATCGGCATCAGCGTCATGCCGATATTCGCAGCCTCGCCCATTGCTCCGGCGATGCGAGGGTCGTCGGTTGTCGGTATCTTCCCCAGTGTCGCCGGCAGATTCGGCAGCGGCGGCGGCGCCTCCCCCGCTGCCAGGCTTGCGATATTCGGCGCCACCGCATTCATGCCCCACCAACCCAGGCCGAGCAGGTCATGCGCCGCCGTTCGTGGCGGCCGCCGATATAGGACCGATGCCGGCACCAAATCCCAATAGCCCATTGCCTCATGCTCCATTTATTGCGCGCTTACGCCCGTCCGTGGCCCGCGAAGACATCAGGGCGGGCACGCCCATCTTCGCGGGCTGATGCTGTCAACGCCCCTTAGGCTGACTCCGCGCAAGCTCGTTGAGATGCCGTTGCGACAGCTTGCCGTCATTCACGACCTTGACCATGTGGTCGCGCACCTTGGCGACGATATTGACGGCCTGCCACAGCCGCTCGCGGCCGTCGGTGTCGCGGGCAGGCGATATCTTCCAAGCCTCGATGTAGTCCTGCTCGAGCCTGGCGAACGCCTCTTGCAACAGGTCGTTGTTCAAGAGCGCTTCGGCCCGCGCACCGCGCGAAATTGCCGCTTGTAATTTATCTTCGCTCATTTCATCTCCGCTGGCGTTGCGGCGGACTAGGCCGCCAAGAGCAGCTGCACGATCGCCGCTTCATCGTCCTGATCCGCCTTCGTCCTGCCGGCTACGGCGGACAAGTCCGCAATGTGTGCTGCATTGCGCATCGCATCGGATAGGCGTTGCGCGCCGCGAGCAGCGTCCCGGGCATCCGCGAAAGCACGCAGCTGCGCCTGCGCGGCATTCGACTGGTCTTCGGCGGCCCTGGTTGCCGCGATCGCCGCCTTTGCCGCGGCCGCCGTCCGCAATGCCGCTGCGCGCTCACGCGCTGCCGCGATCTCCGATGCAAGGCGCTCGGCCGCGGCCGTCGCCTCGGCCGCGGCGATCAGGTCACGATAACGGCGCTTCGTGAACGGCGTACCGGAGCGAAATTCATCACTCCCAGCCCGTGAAGACACAAGGGCGGAGACGCCCGTCTTCGCGGGCTGATGCTGTAAACGCCCTGCTGCACGATGCGCGACGACGGCGCCACCGATGCCGCCGAGATCGATGTCGTGACTAAGAAAGGCGTTGCCGGTGACGGCAAACGAACCGGTGCTGCATACGATGGTCTCGTTATCCGAAAACGCCTGCCACGAGACCGCATAGCCCGCCACGTCAGCGGCGAGGCCCGTCGACAGAGTTGCGCCGGCGCCGACGACGGCGTAGCCGCCGGGGCCAGCGACCGCGCGAAACGTCGCGGCCGCGCCGCTGCCGGCAAACGAATAGGCCGACGTGCCGGCCGCCAGGCTGGTGACAAAAAGCGCCGCGGCGCCGCTCTCCGAATACGCTCCGACCGCGGCAGCGAGCTTGCCGACGAAGGCTGCGTCCTTGCCGGCAAGCGTGTAGGGGGCGACCGACGCCGCAATCGTCGTGTTGAGTGCAACCGCACCGCCGGCGAGCGCAAAGGACCCGGGACTTGCGGATAGGATCGCCGTGCTTGCCCCGATCGAGACTTGTCCGAGCGCAAGGCGGCCGAGAGCGTCGAAGCCAAGCATCAGGCCGCGGCCTCCCAGGCCTCGATCAAGTACGCATAAGGCGAAAAGTCGACGATCCTGCTGTTCGGCAGAAACACGCCATGACCGTCGTTGATGAACTCGATCCAGCCGGCGGCCGCATCATCGTCCCACTGGATGACGCTCACATAAGCCGGCAGCGACGCGCAATCCACATCGCGCGCCTGCCCGTCGACCAGGACATGCCCGTCAACCCGGTTAATCGTCACGCGCATCGGCGATCTCCTTTACGTGGCTTGGTGTTATTTGGCTTGCTGCGCCAACCTCGAGCAGGCGGCTCGCATCGTTCAGCCGGATCATCTCGTTGCGAAAGCTCTCGACCGCCGCGCCGGTCTGGCGCTGCTGCTGGGAATTCTCGATCAGCAGCATCGGCAGGAACCCATCGGAGCAGCCGTAGCGATCGACCGGCTCGCCGGTGTTCGGATTAACGCCGGCGATGTGCACGAACTTCGGGCACGAGAGCGCGAGCTCGCGGCACGGCTTCTTGAAGCCGGTATAGGGACATTTGACCGAGGCATCGGGAAAATCGACCATGGCGCTCAGTCCTTTGTTGCAATGATCACGTCGACGTACTGGACGCGGATGTCCATGCCGTGCGAGTGCGAACTGCCGGAGCCCGTGGCGCCGGTCTGTGTTCCAGGGGTGCTTGTGCCAGTGCCGATCAAAGGGTGCGAAGCGTTTACGGGGCTACCTGCCTGCCAATCCTGCGGGAGCATGCCGAGGTGCGTGTGCGACGGGATCGTCGACGTCGTCAGCGTCGTCGCATCGGTCGCAGTCTTGCCGAACACAGTGGAGAACGCCGACGAGCCGCCGGAACCGGCGGTGCCCGAGACCACGCGCAACGCCTTGTCGTTGTGCGTCGTCTGCTTGGTCCAGCCGGTCGGCGCGCTGGTCTGCTGAAACAGCACCGCCGTGCCCTGGTCGAAGAAATGCCGATGCGACGGCGTGATGAACACTTCGGCGGAGCCGGACAGGCTGATCGCGCTGTCGCTGTTCGTCGACTTGATCACCGACCGCGTCAATGTCGTGCCGGACGCGGTATAGACACCCTCGCCGATCTCGCTGCCGGACCCGTCCTTGATGCCGTAGGTAACGGTCTCGCCATTGGACACCCCGGCGGCGGCAAAGGTGAGATAGCCCGAGACCGCAGATCCGAGCGTGATCGCGCCCGTACCCGCCGTCGCGGTCGTCATGCGGGCGAGGTTGTAGAGCTTGGCCATGGCAGCTACGCCAGCGCCAGCGCGCCGTTCACCTGATCGAGATCGACGGTGAAGCTGTTGCCGCTGGTGATGGTGATGCCGGTGCCGTAGTCGTAGTAGCCGATGAGCGGCTTGAGCGGGCTGGTCGGCGTCGAATTGTAGAGCACGACGTAGCGGAACGGACCGAACGAGCCGCTGGATGCAGTGAAGGTCACGTCGTTGAGGACCAGCTTGTAGGTGCCCGATGTCTGCGCGCCGCTCGCGAAGGTCGCAGCGGAGCCGCCTGCGGAATAGCCGTTCTGCGCAGTGATCTCGGTGATGTCAGCGAAGACGGCATTGGTCGCAATCGGCGCCGTGTTGGAGAGCGCAACCTTGAGCGTGTCGGAATTGAGGTTGTGCACCTTCTTCGCGAGATCCTCGACGAACTGATTGAACTTGTTGAACGTGGCCATTGGTCCCTCTGTTCAAGATTACGAATGGTGTGAGGCGCGAATGGCGAGCGGGCGAATAGCGAATAGGGATTCGAAAGGCCGCTCTATCCGCTACTTGCTATTTCTCGCTGCTCGCTATTCTCCTGCCTGCACGGACTCCGTTACCCAACTGCCGTCGGGCAGCTTGCGCGCGCGCTTGGGAGCGGACATCCGTTGCAGTGATTCCATCAGCGCGGCGATCAGGGCTGCGTTGCTGCCGCCGCCGGTCGGCTGGCCGTCGGCACTGTCTTCGCCCGCCGCCTTCACCACATCGGTGATGGCGTTGCGGCGATGCTCCTCGACCTTGAGCTGCGCATCCAGGAGCCTGAGCTGTTTCTCCAGCTCGAAGCGCTGCTGCGCCAGCGCCATCTCGGACTCGACCTTCTTCTGCTGGGTGGCGATATCGGCCTGCGCCTGCGTCTTCTCGATCTCGCCCTTGAGCTGCATCTCGATCAGCGCCGGATTGGGCGCGGCCTGGGGCGGCGGCTGCATCCTCGGATCGGTGAAAAAGCGCTCGACGTTCTTGAGCCCGACCAGCCTGGTGAATTCCCTCGCCGAATTGTAGAGATTGTCGTCGGAGACGAGGTTGCCCTTGCCGGCCGCGAGCGCTTCCTTCTGCAGGCCGATCAGCGACATCAGATGCGCGAGCTGCTCAGTCTTGCCGCCGGTGCCGAGCCCGACATTGATGGTCATGTCGTTGCGCGCCTTCCAATCCCGCGGATCGACGGTGATCCATTGGTTGCGCAACCGCATGGTCTGCGCCTGCGAGCCGTGCCTGCGGACCAGGGCGTGCAGCAGCGAAAACAGGTCGCGGATGCCGGTCTCGGCAAAGATGCGCGCGATCATCTTCACCTTCGCCTGCGCGGCGTTGAACATCTGGTTGGCAATGGTCGCGACCTGGTTCTGCAGAGCGTTGGGATCCACGCCCTGCCCCTGCCGCGACACGCCGGTGCGCCATTCGCGCGTGGCATCTTGGTATTGCAGCAGCGGAAAGACGTGTCCGCCGATGTCGGGGTGCTGGATCACGCTCAGGCCGCCCGGCATTTTCGTGCGCACGATCCCGCCGGGCCGCGACACCAGGAGATCGTCGAGGGTGGTCTCGGTGGCGTGGCTCTCCGGCACCTCGGTGCGGGGGTTGTTCGCCAGATAGGCATTGTCGAGCAGCGCGCGCAGCAGCGCCGTCTTGATGCGCTGGATATCCATGACCAGATCGGCGATCGAGCGCCCGAAGAACCGATGGGTGATGATGACGGGGGTCATGGCGGCGAACGGGATGGCATCCTCGCGAATGACGTCGAGCTCGCCGTCACGCTTGAGAATCTCGCTCTCCTCGCCTGCGGTCGTGACGCGATAGAGCTGGGGCTTGTCGTCCCCCTCGTAGTCCATGCGCACATAGTGCTCGGTCACCCTGATCAGGCGGCTGGTGGTGTTGAGACCGTCGCTGCCTTGGCGCAGCGTGCTCTCGTCCACGGTGTCGCGCGCCTGCGCCTCGATGGTATCCGCGGCCACGTGAGACGGCAGCCGCTTCACCTGCTCGCGGTCGTAGCCCTGTGCGATCAACTTGCCTTCCGATCTGAGCACGTCGTGAAAGCAGTAGTCGGCATCGCGAATGGAGCGGGCGTGGCGGGCGATGCCGAACTCCTCCGGCGGCACGCCCTCGATCCGCGCGCATTGGTAGCTGCGGCGGGTTTCGACGGTCACGTCGTGGAGCAGCGAAGCGGGCTCGCCGCTTTTGGCTTCCCCGACCGAGTGGGCGACGATCTCGACCTCGGGATCGGCCGAGATGATGGCAAAGGCGGCATCGTCGAGATCGAAATAGGTCTCGCGTTCCGCTTCTTCGCGCGTCTCCCACCATACCTTGACGACGCCGACCTTGGAGAGGAGCGCGTCCTTGATGAAGGAATAGAGCACGAGGAAGCCGGCGTTCTGCTGCATGAAGACGTGGTTGACGTAGTCGGTCTCCTGCTCGGCCGCCTGCACATCTTCGGGGCCCATCGGCTCAAAACGAACGACCTCGTCGCCGGCGGTGAAGATCTCCATCAGCGACGGCATGAGCCCTTCGATCGTATCGGCGACGTCGGTCGACACCGCCTTCGAGCGGCCCTCCGGCGCCGACATGTCGCGCGACATGTCGCCGAGGTAATAGTCGAGCGCGGCTGCGCGCTCTTCCGTGAGCTTCGAGGCCGACATGGCGGACAGGGCGTCGGCGCGCTCCGCGGTGAGCAGCGCGCGGAGGTCGCCGGGCGACATCTTTGTCATTCGTAGCCACCTGGGATCAGAGTGAAAGTACGAGGCTTCGCCGGTCAGGCGGGTGTGGCGCGGAACGTTTCTCCCGCGCAGGCGTCGCCGATCGGGATCGAGCCCGCGGCGCCGAAGCGATGGTTCATACGCAGTTTTAGAGAATATCTACTTATATAAGATTTTTGTTACATAGTCCAGCGCAAAAGTATCTCACTCAAGGGCAGCGATGCGGTTATTTATTGGCGGTGTCACGCTGACCAGGCGGATACGCGTACCAGGGGACATCTTGATGCGCCATCCATGCGATACTTGTGGGGAGAGCCCCATCTCGCTCCATGAATTCCTTGACGGCTTTCCACGCAGCTTCGAACGGAATGAACAGTCCGACTGTCAAGAGATCGCCGTCCACTGTCGCGACCCATTCGCGCAGGCGCTTCAGATTTCCTCGTGAGTAATAGGACTCGTCAGTTCCCCCGCCATATTTCCGATAGAACAAGAAAACGCCATGATACGGGTTGCCGACCATGGTCAAACGAATATCGACACGTCCTTTGCCCTCTTGTAGATGCTCCGTTCCATCGGCACCTAGCGCGCTCAGGCCCCAGCAATCTTGGCCATCCTCGGAAGGCCAGCGTTGCTCGGGCGGCCCCAAGAAGTAGTGCTCCAGCTGCGCAGGCAGGGGCCACCCGGGCCCCATAAACTCCTCAAAATGGGAACGCTTTTGCACGTGCTCCTCCTAGGGCAGCTAATTGCCATCGCGCATGGTGAACCGTCGTCCCAACTTATCAATAAACGTGACAGATGGATTACCCAGCTCCAATGCGACCTTCGGCAACACAACTTCGCAATGGTTACATATCTCACGATCGCTGTAGATTTCCAACGTTCGGCCAGCAAGAGTACCGCCATTCTCTCGTGCCGCCCTCAACAAGATAGTTGTCTCAGCGTGAAAAACTGCGTTGTTCGGCATTTGGCCGATTTTTTCCGTTTTCATCACATCTGGATACTTTGCCAACAGGGTACGGCGCATTGCCTCTGCAGCCGCGCGATCGACGTTCTTGTACGTCGGCGAATCGGAATTGGAGCCAAAGATATCTTTGCCATCCAACCTGGTCCACGTGACTGTTCCGATCTTTCTCTCGAATAGATCCAGGAGACCGTTTTTCGAGCGGTAGGCCTCGATCCTCAGCATGGCTGCGTGCAGGGCGGCCATGAGCAAAGCGCCCACGATGCTTTTGTCGCGTGCTGCAAGCCGAATCCCGATTCCACCACCTTGGCCGGTCCATTGCCCGCCGTCCGGGTGGCCGGCAGGGACTCGCGGCTGATTAGGATTGAAGTGCGATCGGTGCCAGGCGAGGCGATGCTGCGCCTCGATATCCAGCAATGCGAGCTTGTGCGACAGCGTCGCGGCACTCCTCGCACCCTGCAGCAGACGGCCTATCCGCGCTCCCGAGTCCTCGTCGGACCAATTGCCGACGGGCCCTGACTGGCGAGGGTTCTCGATTGCCATGGCGATGACCTACGAAGGTTCTGGAACTGTTGCTGGATAAGCGTTTCATTGGCTGCCGCCATCGCTCCTCGCGGACCGATCGGCGCAGTCGTCGCATCGAGAATGCTCGGTGCTCGAGATACAGCGGGAGGATCGCCGCGGCACGCACTCGCGGCGCAAAGCGATCCTCCCGCGCCGATGCCCGCCGGTCGAGGGAGGTCGACGGCGGCACCGAAACGGCGGTCAACTCGCAATTGTCGAGAATACGCTTTTATAAAAGATTTTTGTTACAAAGTCAAACCCTATCTTCGTCTTCGACCCGCAGACGGCGTTCCGTCTCCCTTCCAGCAGAAGGTGACTTTGCGCCGCCCCGGGTCCACTCTGCCGCCCAGGGACCGCCTTCGAAAGGTCATGTCAGCTCCGCCTTGTTGTCGAGACCAGACGTCCGGCGCTTGCGCCTGACCGGGCGCGCCGGCGACTTGCCGTTCTGGGACGACATTGGTGAACGCCCGCGGTTCGGCGTTCGACGCCCTGCCGCACCCGCATCGGGGACTTCCGCGAGGCGCCTCTGCAGCACGCGAATGTCCAACCGCAGCTCGGCTACCAGATCGAGTGCCACGTCGATGGGATCCTTCCTGGCCAACCAGGCGCGCAGTCGCGCACAATCGAAGAGCATCGCGTCCTCCTGTCTTGCGTTGCGGGCGAATTTGTCGGGCGGATCGCCCGCGCGGTCTGTATTCGCGCCAGGGCGTATCCCCCCGTGCCGGCGGCGGCCGTCGGGCTCCAGCCACGCCCGATCGGCGGTCGTGAACGGTGGTTATTGCGCGGTTGTGGAGAATACGCTCTTATAAAGGATTTTTGTTACAGAGTCAAACCCAAACTTTCACTTGCGGATGCACAGGCCGGTCGCCGTCGTGCCGGACGTGGCGCACTTGGCGCCGTCGGCGGCGCCGCGCTCACAGACGAAGGAAACCAGAACCTCGTCGTCCGAGCAGCGCACGCTGTCCGTCCCGGTCACGACGTGGAAGGCTGCCGTCGGTCCAGGGTCTCCTTTCGGGCCGGGTGCTCCGGGTGGACCTTGCGGACCCTCGGCCCCGGCCGGGCCGACGTTGCCGCGCTCGCCGACGGGACCCTGACGGCCGATCGGGCCTATCACGCCCTGCGGCCCTTGCGGACCGACCGGGCCCGGGGGGCCCATTTTCCCTTCGTTGCAGCCCGCGACTGCGAGCGCGGCAGCGACGACAGACATGCTCAAGAGCTTTCGCATCGACGGCACTCCGGCGCCTCGCATCCTTGCAACAAGAGGGATCCCGCCGACAAGCGAGAGCCCGGCGCGCGCGGCGGCCGGGCTCCGCTTCGGCTGAGGGATAGCCTGCTTCAAGGCATTTAGCCTCCGCCGAATTCCGTCGGCTTACCGCTTGTCGTGCGCACGGGCCCAGCCTGATTCAGTCCGGCTTGGCTCAGACACGCGGACCAAACAGCAAAGGGCAATACAACCCACAGGAGGATCGGCATGACACATCTCCATCACCTCCCGGCTGACTCCACAACGATCGGGGCACGGTTCGGTTCCCGCGGCGAAACCCCGTTTCCTGGCCGGCGCCCGCCGGCAGGATCATCTCACTCGCACCTTTGGAGAATATCTACTTATAAAAGATTTTTGTTACAGAGTCAAACTTTTTCTTTCGCGACCTTTTTCGGGTGGGGGATTTTCGGCGCCCAAGGACGCATTTGTGTGACGGCCGTCACATCGTCACGACGGCGGCGAGGCTATTGCAAGGGCAGGTCAAGGACC